CGGATCCGCCGCAGCCGGATGCGCCGCTCGACCATCGCAAGCCCGGAGGAGATCCTGGAGGCGCTCACCGTGCAGCTCCGGGTCCTTCCGAACGAGCTTGCCGACCACGAGACCGGGGAGCTTCTGCCGCTCCACAGGCTCGACCGGGACCGCGCCCAATCGATCGCAGGCCTCAAAATCAGGCGCCGTCTCGACGATGCGGGTGCTACGATCGAAAACCTCGAGTACAAGCTCGTGGACCGGCAGCGGGCGGCCGAGATTCTGGCGAAGCACCATGGGCTCTTCGAGGCGGACAACCGCCAACGCGAGGTCAAGCCGACCATGTTTGTCATGATGCCGACTGGCGACCTGACGCTTGAGGAGTGGACGAACCAGGTCCAGGCGTTGAAAGCCGGGCAGACACGGCTACTGCCGGAGTCAGCGGCGCGGGCCGCTTGAATAAGCCATGTACTGGGCGCCGCAACCTGGTCCACAGCTGTTCGCCTGCACCTGCCCGGCGGACGAGGTGCTTTTTGGTGGAAGCCGTGGCGGAGGCAAGAGCGATACCCTGATCGGCCGGCACCTCCTCGGCGTCCAGAAGCACGAGCGGCGGTGGAACGGCCTCATCGTCCGGCGACGTTACAAGGACTTCAACGAGATGCGCCGGCGCTGGGATGAGATCATCAGCCAGGGGCTCCCGGCCGAGCGTGTCGGCGGTGAGAATCAGTCGAATTACATCCGGTTCCAGAACGGAGCGGCGGTCTCCATGATGGCTTTCCAACGACTTGAGCAGCTCGACGACATCCAGGGGCACCAGTACCCGGAGGTCTCGGTTGACGAGTGCACGAACTTTCCCTGGTTCGTGAAGCTCATGGATAAGCTCCGTGCCGTCAACCGATCGCCGCACGGTGTCCCGACCCGGATCCTCTGCACCGGCAACCCCGGCGGCCCCGGGCACGTCCAGGTGAAGAGCTACTTCAAGCTCGGCCGGGACGGTCTGGTGCCCATGACCGTCTGGACCGATGCGACCGGGACAAGCCGGGTCTTCATCCAGTCGAAGCTCGACGACAACCGGGTCTTGGTCGAAAACGACCCGAAGTACGCCGCAAGGCTGCGCTCGATCCAAGATCCGATCCTGCGGCGTGCGTGGCTCGATGGCGACTGGGACGTCTACATCGGGCAGGCCTTCAACATCTCCGCCCGGCACGTTGTGAAGCCGATGCCGATTCCGGCCCACGTCCCCGTCTACATGACCTTCGACTGGGGCTTCGGCAAGCCCTTTTCGCTCATGTGGTGGTGGGTGGACCACGAGGACCGGCTTTACGGGTTCGCCGAGTGGTACGGCTGGAACGGGGTCGAGGACGAGGGGCTTAGGCTCGAGGACTCGGCGATCGCCGAAGGGATCATCGAGCGCGAGGTCAAGATGGGGATCTGGGGCCGACCGGTGGTTCGGTTCGCCGGCCCGGACTGCTGGAACAAGAAGCCCGACTACCGCGGCGGCGGCCAGGGGCCGAGCACGGCCGAGGTGTTCCGGGAGAAGGGCCTGGTGCTGCGCCCGGGCGATCCGAGCCGCGAGCAGAAGCTTCGGGCGTTCCGGGAGCGGATCGCGCTTCCGCCAGACGAGAGAAGGCTTCCGATGCTGGTCGTCTACGACACCTGCAAGCATTTTCTGCGGACGATACCCTCGCTCGTCTACGACGACGAGCACCCGGAGTACCTGGATGAGGAGCAGGAGCTGCATGTGTTTGACTCCGCCTGCCATGTGGTTATGGCGCGCGCAAAGGGCGTGGCGGTAGAGGTGATCGCTACGACTGTGGAGCGCGAGGAGCGGGCCGCGGCGCGGGCGAAGCTCCCGCGCGAGCAGCAGTCCGCCTGGAGCGAGATCGACCGGATTCTCGAGCGACAGCGCGAGGAAGAGGAGGCTATTTGATGGACCGGTTGATCAATGCGGAGATTGTCCTTGCGGGTGTTGCGGTGGCAGTGCTGCTCCTTATGATCGTTTGGCAGACGGTCGTGTTTCACCGGGAGCGCGGCCGCCTGATGCGGCACAACGATGAGCTCCTGAACCGGCTCATGAGCAGGGATTTTGCCGAGTACGCGGCGGGCTCGCGCGCACTGCCCTCGAATTGGCGTGACATCCGGGACTACGTGTCCCGGCGCGGCAAGGAGGACAAGGACGCCGAGGGCCCCGAGGCCGAGAAGGACGACGGTTTAGGGATCCCGGTCGTCTGATCAGAAGGGCATGAGCTATGCCGATTGAGATCGCAAAGGATCCGGGCGGCAAGGGATGCACCGCATGAAGCGGATGGACGAAACAAGACTCAGAAAGATCTATGACTCGCTCTTCGAAGAGCGGGCGCAGTCCGGGATGCGGATACTGCACCGGATCTGGTTCCGGAACGTACTCTATTACCTCGGCGAGCAGTGGTTCGAGTGGGTGCGCGGGCAGGAGACGTTCCGCCGGATCATGCCGAACCCCTACAAGCCGACCCCGGTCTCGAACATCATCCGCGACTACGTCAGGTCGATGAAGAGCCTTGTGCTCAACAAGGACTACGCCGTCACCATCTGGCCGAACTCGAACGACCAGGAGGACCGTGACGCGGCCGACATGGGGGAGACGTTCCTTCGCTGGCTCGAAACCTACAATGACGAGCAGCACCTGGACGAACGCGAGAAAATCGCGATCTGGATGGTGCTCGCCGGCACCGCCTTCGACCGGACGACGATCAGCCGCGATGACGACGGCTGGGTGATGGACCGGGACGGGAACCCGATCACGACCGGGAACATCGTCTCGGCGTCGGTGAACCCTTTCAGTGTCTGCGTCGATTCCTATGGAGAGACGCTACGGCAGAAGCGTTACGTCGGGATCAAGACGCTTAGGCCGAGGGAGTGGGTCGAGGACACCTTCAAGATCAAGGTCGCGGCGGGTGAGGATCGGCTGCTCGTGGACTACGAGCGCAAGCTCTCGCAGCTCGTTGCAAACGTCTCCCCCTGGAAGGGCGACGGGGTGGAGTGGTTCAACGAGTTAGTCGACGAGGACCTCGTGCTTTTCAAGGAGGTCGAGTGCCGGCCGACGAAGGAGTTCCCCCGCGGTCACTACTCCGCCATGGTGGGCGATCAGATCGTTTTCGAGTACGACCGGCTGCCGATTGCGACGGGGAAGGACAGTCGCTGGGACTACAGCTTGACCGACTTCCATTACCACTACGTTCCAGGCAGGTTTTGGAGCGATTCGGGCGTGAACGACCTGGTGAGCCCTCAGAACACGGTGAATGAGATCGACCAGGAGCTTGCGATCAACCGGAAGGGGATCGGGAAGCCGATCGTGCTGGTCCCGACTGACGTGAACATGAAGCGGCTCACCCGGTTCGGGCAGAGCGTCCTAGTGATCCAGTACGATGCGCTCCTTTCCGGCGGGGCGAAGCCCGAGATCGGCCGCGGGGTCCCGCTGCCTTCGCAAGTCCTGGACGAGCGGGCCGTGCACATGCAATCCGCCCAGGATGCGGCGGGCGACCCCCGGAATGTCCTTCGAGGCAAGGCCCCAACGTCGCAGGCCTCCGGGGTCATGGTGGACATCCTGCGCGATGCGGCCGAGCAGGGGCATCTACCCGACGTTGAGAGGTTCTTCCGGGCGTTAAAGCGCGTGAAGCGCAAGCAGCTCCTTCTATCCCAGGAGGCCTACACCGAGGAGCGGCTGATCAAGGTGCCGGACCGCGGGGGACGGGCCAAGGTGATCAAATTCCGGGGTGCGGACCTGCGCAACAACTCGGATGTGCGGATCGAGCTTGCCTCGGGCGCCGCCTCCACCCGGGCCGGCCAGGCGAACCTGCTGCTCAAGCTCGTCGGGGAGGGCTTCTTCAACGCCGACAGCCCGATCGACCCGGAGTTCAGGATCGAGATCCTGAAGCGGGTCGGCTTGGGCGGGTTCCGGGACAAGGCCTCGGCCGACATGCTGCGCGCTCAGGCCGAAAACGACCTCTGCGTCAACTACAAGGAAGACGACAGCCTCAAGAAAGCCGCTTACGAGGAGCTCGATCCCGAAA